TTTTGCTTTTGGGTCTACCCGTTGCCGATATTCGCCAGCACGCAGAACGAGAACGGCGCGAACACCTGCAGCACCTCATCCACGTACACGCCGAATTGGTACGTGCGGCTGGTGATCGGCCAATCGACCTGGTGATAGTCGCGACGGCATTTGATCTGGGCCACGTTGTCCACATTCGAGAGCGGATACGGTAGATATTCCGTCTGCATGAATAGCGTTCCGGCGGTGAGATACGGATGGATCTCCATCGGAATCACCTGGCCGCCGCCGGGCGCGAACTTATTGAAATAGCCCGCGACCATGGAGCCGCCGATTACCGCCGGTTTGCCGTTCACGTCCATGTTGATGCGGAAGAGCGGAACTCCGGTGGCGGCCATCACCTTCTTGTTGATGTTGCTGGCCTCCTGCGAACTCACCCAGATCTTCGTCGGCGAGAGCCGGTTGTTGTCCCACTGCGTCTTAAGCGCGAGGTCGATCTGCACGACGCCGCTAGCGCCGTCGGAGGTAAGAAACCCGCCGTCGAGCGACTGATAGTACGAACTCGTCGTCTTCAGCGCCTGGGTGATGAATCCATCGAAGACCAGCGAGTTCGTGGATTGATCAGAGCCCCAGCTCGCAGCCGTCTGCGTACCTGCCGGATCGGACGTGAACGTAGCCGCATTCACCGTGGTGATCGCCGCCAGCTTTGCGCCGGCAGCGTTTGGTCCAACGTACCAGGCGTAGCCCGCCGCGCCCTTAATGGCCGGACAAATTGCCGTGATACTCAGATTTCCGCCTGCAGTCGTGACGGTGTTCGACGCCAGCGAGATGTTCGACGAGCCGCCGCCGTACGTATCCGTGGTCCCATCAATGTTGTTGCGAACTACCGATTTGGGAACGCCTCCGGCAATGGTCGAGTTGATAAATCCCTCCGGAGTCAGCGCCACCACAAAGACCACAGTTGCCTGCGCGGTCATCGATCCGCCTGAAGCAAGAGTGGCCGTGGGTGCAAGCGCCGTGCCCAGCGCGAGCGAGTTGTTCCCGTTCAAGATCACGCGCTCTTCCGCAATCATCACCGCGCGCAGGACAGACTCAACCGTCCGGGCCCGCGCATCGTCGAATCCTTGCGAGGCGTACAGCGCTTCAAAGGTCACGTCGCCTTCCAGGCCGAGCCCGGCGTAGGCCGACGTGTAGTCCTGCTCGCTGACGCCGATGCGTCCGCCGCGCTTGCCTTCCGAAACTCCCGGAGACAAGTTGGCTGTGTTGATCGCCGTGATCGCCTTCCAGCGCGTCGCGGTATCGCCGTTGCCCATCACGCGCGGCAGCGCATTGCGCAGCGGCGACAAGACCGGATAGAGCTTCTTCGCCGGTCCCGTCAGGTCGTAGTTCACCAGACCGGTGGAGGTCTGGAAGGTCGCTTTGGCAAGATCGATCCCCTTCAGGAGTTCAATCGTGCGCTGCGTGACTTCTCCGTTGAACATATTTTTTCCTTTGCTGAGATGAATTGTTAAAGACCTGTTCACCACGGAGACACGGAGTCACGGAGTCACGGAGAAAGACGGAGAGAAGCCAAAGGCAGGTGAAACCACAAAGGACACGAAGGATCACAAAGGGGGTTCGAGCCTTGACTCCCTTCGTGTTCCTTCGTGTCCTCTGTGGTTAGCTTTGGCTTTTCTCCGTGACTCCGTGTCTCCGTGGTGAAATGGTTTACGCCCCGATCACTGGGTTCGCATGCGCCGACTTCATGGCTTCGAGAAAGCCGGTATCGGCGTCTGTCTGCTGACCTTCGCGTGCGGAGACAAAGCCGCTGCCACGCCCGGCGGAGTTTCTGCCGTCGTCCTCTTTTGACACTGCCACGCTGGTGCGCGCGACGCGCTTCTCTTGAGGCAGAAGGCTCTTGGCGAAGCCTTCGCTGAATTTGCGGAACGCGTCGGCCAGCTCTTTCAATCCGGCTTCCAGCGATTCCAGCTTGCGATCGACATCGACAATCTTTTCGAGCGAATGATTCGATTGGGCAATCGCCTTGTCGAGTTTCTCTTCGTGTTCTGGTTTCATTCCTTGCTCCTGTTCTGGGTTAGCTCCGAAGCTTCGGAGCTGCGTAGCTTCGAAGCTGGTTACAAACTTCCGTACTTCCGAACTCCCGTCGGCCTTGATCGCCGTGAAATGCGCATTCGGCACCGCGGGATTGTCGACCACGCTGATCTCTACCGGCTGCGCGGTAAAACGGAGAAACTCGCCATCCGGCCAGAGGTTCACATAGCGTCCGCCGATAGAAAAGCCGGTGTAAACGCCTTCGACGCATTTCTGCCAAGCGGGCTCGTCGACGATCTTTGCGCCGACCGCGATGGTCTTTCGCTGATCGTCGAATTGCAGATCGACCAGCTTGCCCACCGCGCTCGACTGATGCATCTCGCGCACATTGCCCAGACTGCGTCCAGACGTGGCGTCGGAAATTTCGCGCGACCAATCTGCGAAGTAAGGCTTCGACGACGCGTAATCGAAGATCTCCCCGTCCTTATCGACGACTTCAGCGGTAGCGAGTCCCCAGACCTCGCGCCTGGCCTCGTCGACTTTGGTGAGCGCAGCAAAGAGTTGAATTTTCTTCATCTTGGCTCCGATTAAGTGTTTAAGTGCCAATGTCGGCCCAGTTCGCGATTGGCAGCGTCAAAGGCGTTTCAAGTTTCGAGTTTCAAGTTTCGGCAAAGCCTAACCCATGCGTTCTGGCGTGGGACTGGCTTGGCCGAAACTCGAAACTCGAAACGCCTTTGACACTCTTAATTCAGGGATGGCGATGCATTGATAGCCCGCCCTCACTTCACCCGATCACCCGATGGCCCGATCACCCGATCTCGCTGGCTTCCCCAACGACTCCCTGACCTCATCCACTGTCAGAATCCCCGACTGCACGTAGATCTGATTGATCTGCGCCTGCTCCAGCTTGTTCTCGTCTTTGCGCTCGCCCCAGGCGAACTCGACGTCGTCGTAGCCGAAATACTTGCGCACGAGTCCATTGATCAGCGACGCCAGCCAGTTCAGCAGCGGCGTAATGCCTTCCTCGTCCGACTGTTCTTTGGCCGTCTCGGCGGTTGCCCGATTCATCTGCCGGATCAACGCCTGCGGCGAGATCGAAAACGCCCAGCACACCACGCGCGCCAGCCATTCCTCGAGATCGCTCGTCAGCGGAGGCTCTTTGGTGAACTGGATCGCGTCTTTTCCTCCCGTATTGGGAATGAAGGTGACCTTGCGGCGCTGTGCAAGTTTGCCCGCCAGGGTTTGATCGAACCAGTCCTGGAATTCCTTGACCGCATCGGTATTCCAGGTGGGCGGCGCCTGGCAGATCGCCTCGGGCACGTTGCCTTCAGTGAAGTACGCCAGTGTGAACATCTGCCGCCGGAGCGCAAGATTGATAGTGATGATGATCTGCTCCACCGGCGAGTAGCCGTAGAACTTGTGCGTCCGCAAATTGCGCGGACGATACACCAGCTCGTCGACAGTAAAGTCGATCGCCGGTACGCCTTTGAGGATCTGCTGATACGCCGTAGCCGGCGGAGCCGGAGTGCGTCCCATCTCGTCGATCACGCGCTTGATGGTGGCGCCATCGATCACCTCAAAACGCTGAATCTTCTTGCCAGGCGACCATACAGCGCCGCGCTCATCGACCGTCGCCGCCAGTGTGACCGCATCGATCACCAGCAAGTCCTCGACGATCATGCGCAACCAAGCGTCGAACTCATGCTCGCCGTCGGGACAGCGAAAGAATTCGGCAAGTTCGTCGATTCTGTCCGCAGCACTGGCACGCCGGGCGAGGGCGCCCGGCGCTCCGCTAGTAGAGACGCAGCATGCTGCGTCTCCACCATGCTCTTCGGGAACGCCAGGCAGTATTGATTTTCCGGGCTGCATCGTGGAGACGCTGCGTGCAGCGTCTCTACCGGAGCGCGACGCTCCCTGGGTCGGTGCGCTAAGCCCCTTCCTCGCCCGAAACGACCAGGGCATCTTGCTCACCTGATCTTTTCTCGTCTCAATCGCGATCCGCACCAGGTCGAACGAATCCGCCAGATCGCGCATCTGCTGGAAGCCGATGGCCTCGTAACCACGCGGCAGCGCCGTCAGATTCACGCCCGAGGGATAATCGAAGCGCCGCGGCGGCGTGTCGGCAGGCGCAACCTGCGGCAGAGGACTGAGCGGCCCGAACCAGGCGTCGACTGTAGCCCGCAATCGCTGCCCAATGCGCTCGAGCACGCCGGCTTCGATGGAACGAGCGGTACCACCTCGAATGCGTTCAGTCATAGTTTCTTCTTGTCATCCCGATTTCTTCTTGTCATCCCGAGCGTAGGGAGGATCCTCCCCACTACGGAGATACAGAGAACAGCCAAAGCTAACCACAAAGGACACAAAGGAACACGAAGGGAAACACGCCCGAACCCCTTCGTGATCCTTCGTGTCCTTTGTGGTTTCTTCCGGTTGCTGTTCTCCGTGACTCCGTGTCTCCGTGGTAAAAGCGCTTAATACCCCACCACAAACCGATCCGTACACGTTCCCGCCGAAGCCGTGGTGTTGACTTCCTGAAAACTCAACGCGCGCTGCGGCAGGCGCACTGAAACGCTAAGCGTTCCGCCTGTGGTGTTAGGCGCTAGTTCCGACGCGATGTAGATCTGCTGCGGTCCGACCGGCAGGTTCGTCACCAGGGCATAGGTTCCGTCGATGGTGGCGCCATCTTCCTTATAAGTGTTCACCTGCACGTTCGCGATCTGCGTGCAGTTCACGAACAGCGTGGACTTGGTGACCGCGCTCATATTCACCACTGCGCTCGCGCTGGTGGTTCCCGAGGCGGGAAGCGTGACCGCGTTGTGCGCCAGGTCCGCAGGCGAGTAAATCAAGTGTGGCTGAGGCCGCGGCGTGATCGTGCGCCCACTCTTGTCGATGTCGGGCGGGATGTTGGTCGATTGAGCGAGAGCAAAGAGCGTGACAGCTGCCGCCATCACGGAAATCAAAATGATTCGACTCATGAGTGCTCCTTTTGTGGAATGCCAATACAGTTCAGAATAGAACCGGTACGACACGCTTCGCAGCGCTGGTAGAGACGTAGCATGCTACGTCTCCACCATGCACCTGAGGAGCGCCACGCTGTGTCGATTTCCAGTCTGCATCGCAGAGACGCAGCATGCTGCATTCCTGTCGAAATTAACCGTGGTGTTTCTTGATTTGAATGGTTTTGAAGGGGCACCGCTTTAGCGTAGCGTAGCCGTGCCGTTAGGAGCAGGTTGAAACTCGGCTTCAGCCGCTGATGCTCTCTTACTACACGCCGAGAAGATTCCCTCCGGGGCTGAAGCCCGTAGTTTAGGTTGCGCTAATGGCACGGCTGCGCTTCGCTGAAGCCGTGCCCCTTCCAAACCGTTTTTCTGAAGAGCTGATTTGGACCAACTTGCAGTATGCTGCGACCAACGGCCGGGCAAACGAACATTGCCTATCGCCGCAAACTTTCCGCTAACTCCTTGTAGTAATGCCAAACCCCGCCCTTATCCTGCTTCAGATACGCGAGCGCCTGGGCACAGGCGTCTACCTGATCGTCATGCGCGGCGTTGGGGAAACGGGTTAGCTCCTCGACGAAGTCGCCCACCCATCCCGCGGAGCGGAAGCCGCCTCCGGTTGCTACTTCCGGTAGAAGGACATTCCCGGCCTGGAAGAGCGGCGAGACTGAGTGCGCTCGTCCTATTTTGGAACCATCCGGCTCGATAGCAATGATGCCGCTAATCTCCTCGCGCAGTGCCGAAATTACCGCCGGACCGTTGGCTCTGTCCTCAATCAGCTTGGCGGTCGCCTGCGGATATTTCGCCGTCATCTGCCGGATCGCCTGCATGGTACGAACGAAATCCATGCGCTCGCGGACCTGATCGATCAGGTAGAAACAGCTGCCTGTATGAAGCCAGACTTGCCCAACCACGTAGTCGGATTCACGGGAATCCTTGAAGCTGCAATCCCAACTCTGCACCCATGTGCCTTCCGTGGCGCAGCCACTTGTGGCACAGCCGCCCTCGGCTGTGGTCGGCAGCTCGCGGTAGTAGCGAATCCACTCGCGCTTGACGATGCTGCCCTCGAGCGGCGCCGGATTTTGCTGATATTGGCCGGCGAACGACCACGATCCCATCGCCGTCTTGAGCCCTGCGAGGACTTCGTGGGAGAAGCGCGCGGGCCACAGCAGCTCGCCGGCTTTGCGCGGATATGTGGTTCCCTTGATGGGATAAGGCCAGCTCTCATCGTGCTCGGCCTCGGCCGGAAGCTTGAGGTGCGTCCAGGTTCCGGGCTCCTGAGCCAGCACGTGTCCGGTCAAGTCGAGATCGTGCAGCCGTTGCATGATGAGGATGATCGTTCCGGTTGCGGGATCGTTCAGCCGCGAACGAAAGGTCGCGTCGAAGTTCCGGTTCGTCGCCTCGCGCTCCTGGTCGCTAAATGCTTTCTTTGCATTCATAGGATCGTCGACAATCAACTCGTCACATCCCTTGCCGGTCGCCGATCCGGTGATCGACGTCGAGAACATCACACCGCGCCGCGTGTTCTCGTACTGTGTCTTCAGATTCTGGTCCTTCGAGAACTTCACGCGGTTTCCCCAGGCAGCACGGTATATCGCGGAGTTCAGCACGTTGCGGCGAAAGACGGAATGATCGGTGCTGAGATCGTCGGAATAGCTCACAAACATGAACCGCCGCTGTGGCGCAGTGCACCATCTCCAAACCGGATAGAAAACCGTACACAGCAGCGACTTCATGCTCCGTGGAGGGACATTAATAATCAGCCGCCGGCATTTGCCTTCTTTGACCGCCGTCAGCCAGTCGCAGAGCAGGTCGAGGTGCCAGTTCCATTGCAGTGTTGTCGTTGGTTCCAGAATGGGCCAAGTGTAATGGACGAAAGCTTTGAGACTGGGCTCCGTCCTACATCGGAACTTGAGAACCAGCAGTCGCGCAAGTTTCCGCTTCTCGGCCAGCGTGAGCTTACACGTCGCCGATGGAGACGGATCCAAGGCGGCCCTGCAGTTCGGCGATTTGAGCGTCCAGCTCTGCCTCGTTCAGAGCCTCTTCTTCGGGGGTAGGAGAAAGTGAATTGCGTGTAACTCTCGACTCTACTTCGTCGTGCTTCGGCTTGGTCATGTCGATTGGCTGATCACCGCACAACGCGATCGCCGTCTTAATGGCCTGCAGCCGGAGGCTCTGCGAAGACTCAGGATGACGCGCAATCTCATACAGCTTGACGTTGAGGATGTCGACCCAGGGATTTGCAGAATCTGGAGGCGTGAGTTTCAGCGTCCTGCGACAAGATCGCGTAAAGACCTTTGCATCCGCTTTCGGCGCACGCTTCTTCTTCGGTGTTGTTTGCTCGCTGGTTTCGCTCATAGTGACTCCAAAGTTCGATCTTCGAAAATTTGATTACGTAGTTCCGGCCGCCCTCGTCCGGTATTCTCCTGGGACTCTAAAT